CCATGTCGGTGTGCGCCTTGAAATACGCGGCGATAACCGAATCATCGGATGCAGACAGGTCTTCCTTCGTGCCTGCATACACCGTGCCGCCAATGCCGCCAGAAACGGCATTCAGCTGTTCGATGGTCGCATAGTTGCTCAGGTCAACGGTGGTATCATCCAGACGGACGACTTTCTCACCGACCTTAGCGTAAATGTCGTAGTACCCGGTGGCAGCATTCATCACCAGATACAGCACATTATCCTGCGCATCATCGTTGGAAGGAACCTTCTCAACTTTCTCGAAGCGTGCATGAGCAGACTTTGCAATGGCGGTGGCGATGGCGTTGTTGATCGCATCTGCCGTCATGGTGTCTGCCGCGTCGATCTTGCCGTTGATGACGGACTTCAGAGCAGCCGAGAGGTCAGCTTCCGAGATTTCGCTCTTTTTGGCGAGGGAACCAAGTTCGGATGCCAGCGTGTACTTCGCCAGCTCCTGCTTGACTCTCTCCGCCTGCACCTGTAACTGAGCGAGGGTTACAAGTTTGCTTGCGGATACGGGCATTTGCATACCTCCAAAATTTATTTCACAGCAGCTTCCATGCCGCTATGACAAAT